AACAATGCTGGTGTTCTAACGGAAGAACTATACAACAATCCAGCGTTATTTAATGGTTCCGTAAGAACATTCTGGAAAATGCCAAATTATGGTTATTTGGATACGCAAGCAATCCAAAGACCTGACTACGATGCGTACATGAACCTAATTCCAAGGACAGGGGATGTACCACCATTCAAACTTATTCTGCCATCAGCGTCATTGGCTGTTGTTGACAATTACTCCAAGATTGATGATTTATTGTCCGTTTTTGACAAACAAGTTTTGGATTTGTTTGAAAGAGAATTTTTGAAATTCTCACAATCAGTGCTGAATTTCGACCCACAAGTTGGTGATGGAGATTTCATAATTGATGACTCAAGAGCGACATCAAGAGGAACAAATCCTCAAAATACAACAAACAATCAATCCTACAGAAACTTCCAGCTTCTTTTTAGAGAGCTTATGAGTGTTCCGTTGCCAACCTCGTTTGCAACTCAAGAGGATTTGTTTAAACAAGTTATAGACGCTCAGTTTTCAAAATCTATGAGTGAAATCCAAAACTTGATGGAATATGATGTGGCTTTCAGACTTGGTAACCCAACCCAGTACAAAAGAAGAGAAACTGATTCATATTTGAGTTATGTATTGGGAACCGCTAATGTAATTGACCCGATACCATTTGGTCCTTACGTTCAGGGTTCACTTCCAACATTTGGTGGTTCAGTATCGGTGTTGCTGTCAGAAATAGACAATCCAGCAGCATGGCAAGCATTGCGTTTAAATGTTGGTTTTTCTGAAATCCCTGAGTTAGCTTATAATAATGCTGGTTCTTTTATTACAGACTTCTTTGTTGACAACAATATTGCTTTCACACAACAAAACGTTGAGTTTCTAGCACCAATAATAAAAATGTATGCAACACAAAAACTGGAAGACCCAGCTATTACAGATACACTTTTTGCTAGCTCACTTGAAACATATTTGTCTTTGACAATTGATATTCAGAACACATCATTAGACAATACTCTCACTCTTGTACGTAAAGAATTGCCAAATATTACAGAGCTTCCGGAGAGAACCATCCAAAGTCAATTTGATTCCAAACAAAGTAAAGTTGAACTTTACGAGGTGTTCAAAGCACTAAACGACAAATGGATTTCTGGTTCGGATTTTACAAATCAGACTTTATTCGAGGACATTTTGTTTTTGGATAGAGCATCAAGAAATATTGGTGACAAAGTTATCTTAGACATATTCAATTTACAACAGCTTGTAAATCCAGAAAGTCTAAACTACAACATGAGCGTATTCACATTCATAAGTGGTATTCTAACTCAGAACCATTTTACTGTAATGCCAATGCCTGCTTACGTAAACTTCTATAATGTTCAACAAGTATCCGCAAGTGCTCAACCAAATATTGAGCCTGGTCGAGATTTTGCTAACAATATGTGGGGAACATTTTTGAGTGTGGATTATCGTAATTCAGGACCAAAATTAGTTTGTTTTTATTCAGAAAGACCTTCAACCTATTTGGATTTGAAGAGTGAAACCAAAAATTATTTATTCCGTAGTGATGCTTTTGACTTGAGAGAAGCAGAACTCAATCCACTTATTGAGGACCAAGCTGACAAGTCAGACTGGTCAGTTTCAAACAGAGTGGTAGGTTTTAACGTGGACATCGGTACTAGAAACCAAAATGTTTTTTACTCATTCAGTATCCAACAAGATGGGGGTAAAGCTACTTCAGAATCAATTCAACAAATTAATTTGATGTCTGCAAGTGCTGCGGGTAGAACAACAGCAACACAAAATGTTTCTCTGTACAACATTTACAAAAATATGAGTTACCAGTGTGAGGTAATTTCATTCGGGAATGCTCTTATTCAACCAACAATGTATTTCAACTTGAGACACGTTCCGTTGTTTAATGGTTCATACATGATTACTGAAGTTGTCCACACAATTTCACCAGGAACATTCCAGACAAAATTCAACGGAATTAGACAAAGCGTATTCACTTTACCGTTACTTGAAGGATATCTCCAGACAATCAATAAAAATTTGGTAACAAAATTATTGCAAGCCAGTAAACAAACTCGAGATGTATCTAGAGGAACTACAACTACCACAACCCAGGGTAATAATGCAAATCTTTCTACTGATACAAGAACAAGTGGAGCAACTCAAAATTCTTGTATGTCAAAAGTTCTCAATGAGCCATATTTGAACACTTTAGGTTATGAATCTGTTGCTGGATTATCAACATCAATTAATACGGCTGGATTTGTTACTCTTCTGAATCAAGTTACAGATAGTGATGATTTGAAATTTATAATTTTTGTATTGTCCTATGCATCAACGGGGGTTGATAATAGATTTGACTCAGGAAATAACAACTATGGTAAGATTACGTTGAACTATGACTATGGTGCTACCGCAGACTTATATTTCCAAAGAAGGTATGTTTGTCGAAGTATGAAGACTTTAAGCTCTTCTGAGGTTTCAATGCCATTTGCAGTATTTGATAGTCCATTAAATTACATGAGATTTGTAAGGGACAGAGTTACCAATAATCTTGGAGAAATACGTCAAAAAAGTATTGAGGTATACTACCTCCAAAACTGGCCTTACCCAAGAGCGTCGTCACAAACCTCCAACTCAACACTTCAAGCAAATCTTACAAATGCTGTGATACTTGCTAAACAGTTAGGGCTAACAACAACAATTCCAATTTTCACACCAGTTGCAACACCAACCCCCCAACCAAATAATATTAATCTAATCAATACTGTTACCCCAACTTGTACCTAATATAAGTTTGAGTATATTTATTAAGAAAAAACAACATGAATATGAATTCATTATTAAACCAATATCTAGGAAAGCAAACAAGAGTTTCTGAAAAAGATAACGGAGATGGTACAAAACAAGTTTGTGACCTTGATACGGGTGACTGCTACACCATCAGAGAAAGAGATGGTTTGATTGAAAGAGCCGGACATGATGTTACTCTGAATAGAAGAGTACGTGTCGAAACCCCAAATGGTATTAAACAACTTTTAAACGGCTAATCAAATGAGTATTGATAAGAAAATATTGAGAGAGATTGAAAGACATCATAAAATCAATAAGTATATTAACGAGCAAGAAGCTCCGTTAGTACCTGGTTTACCCGAACCAGGATTAGATGCGGCAGCTGAACCTGCAGCTCCAGTGGCTCCAGAAACACCACAAAAAATTGATTTGGCAACTGATACTGAAGTTGAAAAAATTGGTGCAGATGCTGGAACTGAAAGTGGTACTGAAGAATTGGATGTTACTGAACTGGTGAATTCACAGAAAAAAATTGAGACCAAGCAAGAAGAATATTTTGAAAACTTATTTAGCTATTTGCAAAACCTTGAATCAAAACTATCTGACATGGACAACTTGGTAAACAAGTTGAATGACATTGAATCAAAAATTGAAAAATTCAGACCTAAATCACCCGAAGAAAAATTAGCATTAAGAACAATCGACTCTGGACCCTTCAACAAAAAGCTATCAGATTTTTTTGATGACAAAAAAGAAGATTGGGAAAAATCCGGAAAACACGAATACATTTTAACATCTGACGAAATTGAAGACATAAGTCCTGCAGAAATTAAAAACACATTCAGACTTAACGACAAAAATCAACTACCTAACAAATTTTGATTTACGATATAATTTACTATAATTGAGGTTGTGGCAACACAACCTTTTTTATTATTTGACAACTTGAAATCTATTTTCTATCTTTTAAACACTAACTTAAATTAATTTTCTATGAGTTCATTAGACGCAGTACTTGCACAGTACGAAAAAAACCAACAATCTGGTGGTGGTAACTTTGGTAAAATGTCTCAGGACGAGCGCATGAAGAAATACTTCGCACTCATTCTTGATGACAAATCAAATTCCGGCACCCGTCGTGTCCGCATCCTTCCTACTTCGGATGGAAGCTCTCCTTTTAAGGAAGCGTGGTATCACGAAATCCAAGTGGGTGGTAAATGGCAAAAATTTTACGACCCAGGAAAGAACGACAACGAGCGTTCTCCTTTAAATGAAGTTTATGAAGAACTTATGTCCACTGGTAAAGAGTCGGACAAAGAGCTTGCTAAACAATACAAGTCTCGTAAGTTTTACATCGTTAAGGTCATCGACCGTGACCACGAAGAAGATGGTGTTAAATTCTGGCGTTTCAAACACAATTACAAGAACGAAGGTATTCTCGACAAGATTATTCCTATCTGGCGTAACAAAGGTGATATTACTGACCCAGAAAAAGGTCGTGACCTAATTATTGAATTGGGTAAGCAGAAGACACCAAAAGGAGCAGTTTATACAACAGTATCAACTATTATGTACGAAGACCCTTCAGCAATCCATGATGACAAAGCAACTATGGAAGAATGGTTGAAGGATGAATTGGGATGGCAAGATGTATATTCTAAGAAACCAGTTGAGTACCTTGAAGCAATTGCACGTGGTGAGACCCCACGTTGGGATAGTGAAAAAGGTGGTTATGTGTATGGTAACGACGAAGCATCTACCGAATCATTTGGTGGTACATCTTCATCAAGCTATCAGGACCCTCAAGCGGAATCAACACCTGACGAGGACCTACCATTTTAATTTAAGTTAGTTGGGTGGGGGAAACCCCACCCTTTTAATTATTAGACCTATGACTAAAGAAACTAGACAAAAAGCAATCGACAGTCTCAAAAAGAAATATGAGGCTCAGATTTTGGAAGCGGAAGCAACTATAATGATTTATCTTGAAAATGCTGCCGGTATTGGCGAACACCCACAGATGTTAGAAGAAATGGATAACATGGTGGAGAAGTTAGCAAATGCAAGCGACAAATTACAAGTATTAACCGAATTTTGGAAATATAATGGCAATAAAGAAAGCAACTGATTTTTCTTCATTTAAGAAGAAATATTCAACCTCAGCAAAGTATAAACCCCAAAGATTTTTTGATTTGGGAACAGAGTTCCTCGATGCAGTTGGTCTACCTGGACCAGCAATTGGTCACATCAATATGTTCCTTGGACACTCTGATACTGGTAAAACTACTGCATTAATTAAGACAGCGGTTGATGCTCAGAAGAAGGAAATTCTTCCTGTCTTCATTATCACAGAGCAAAAGTGGAGTTTTGAGCACGCACGACTTATGGGCTTTCAGTGCGAAGAAGCTGTTGATGAGGAGACTGGAGAAATTGATTGGGATGGATTTTTTATCTTCAACAATAACTTTGATTACATTGAACAGATTACTGATTATATCAACGACTTGTTGGATGCGCAAGAAAAAGGTGAGCTAGAGTACAGCTTGTGTTTTCTTTGGGATTCAATTGGTTCGGTACCATCAAAGATGACTTTTGAAGGTAAGGGTGGTAAACAACACAATGCAGCAACTTTAGCTGATAAGATTGGTATGGGTATCAACCAACGTATATCTGGTTCGAGAAAAGCAGAATCCAAATTTGAAAACAGTTTGATTATTGTGAATCAACCTTGGGTTGAACTTCCAGATAATCCTTACGGACAACCTAAAATCAAAGCTAAAGGTGGTGAAGCAGTATGGCTTAATAGCTCGTTAGTATTTTTGTTTGGAAATCAAAAAGGAGCTGGTACAACCAAAATTACAGCAACTAAGGACAAGCGGACAGTTAAGTTTGCTAGTAGAACTAAGGTTTCTGTAATGAAGAACCACATTAATGGTTTGGGTTACGAGGATGGTAAAATTATTGTTACACCTCATGGGTTCCTTGCGGGTAAGGATACTACAGAAGAAAAGGCTTCTATCGAAACTTATAAGAAAGAATATTCCGATTATTGGAAAGAAATAATTGGTAGTGATGGGGATTTCACTTTGAAGGAAGAAAAGGACCCAGAGAGCTTCTTATAAGGCTTATTTAGTATGTTAAGAAATGAGTTGTGGCTTGGCTGACTTATGCGGCCAACCACCTCATTTTATTTGTTGAACAATTGAAAAAAAATGTAATTGAAAACTCTATTAGTTGATGGAGATAATTTATTCAAAATTGGATTCCATGGAGTCCGAGACTTATTCGTTGAGGGTAACCACATCGGAGGAATCTACCACTTCCTCAACACCCTTAGAAAACAACTTGTGGATAATGAGTACGACAAAGTTGTCGTATTTTGGGATGGAAAACATAACTCCCAAGCTAGACGTGAATTATATCCTGCTTACAAATTAAATCGCAAGAACAATATGACTGAAGAAAAACTTGAGTCATACTATTCTCAAAAAAACAGGGTAAAACAATATCTAGAAGAAATTTTTGTTAGACAGGTAGAAATTGAAGGTAATGAATCTGATGATTTAATAGCTTTTTATTGTCAAATTTCACGAGATGAAAATAAAATGATTTTTTCATCTGATAAAGATTTGCTCCAGTTAATTGATGAACGAACATCCTTGTATTCTCCCTTGCAAAAATATACCTACCAAAACGGTGACCTTGTAAAATTTGGTAATTCGTACATTCCACATCAAAACATTCTGGTGGCTAAAATTTTTTTAGGAGACCAAAGTGATAATATACAAGGGATTAAACAACTTGGTGAAAAAACATTTGTAAAATATTTTCCCGAGGTACTTGAAAAGCCCATTTCTATTGGTGATATTTTAACAAGAACAGAAGTTCTAGCAAAAGAAAAAGCAAAACAAAACGTATTCAAAAATATTCTCAATGGTTTAACTAAAGAAGGTGAATTAGGAAATGAATTCTACGTAATTAACCAAAAAATAATGGATTTGAATAATCCATTAATCACTGAAGAAGCTAAAGAAATTGTTCAACAATATTATTCTGAATCTTTGGACCCAGAGGGCCGGGAAAGAAAAACAATAATAATGATGATGATGGAAGATGGATTCTTCAAGTATCTCCCAAAAACAGACGAAGCGTTCGTCGAATTTTTGAAACCCTTTTTAAAATTAACAAGAAAAGAAAAAAGACAATTTAATCAAACTAAATCAAATTAAAAATGAAAGAAGAAGCAATCATCAAAATGGAATTTCTCTTGACCCTCAATGACAACATTGTAGTTCAGAGATTTTACAATGTGCGCAATTTTAATCCGCAGGCTCGTCACTCTTATGACCTAGCATACTTTATGAAACAAGTTGAAGATGACTTGGTTACTGACTTGAAGATGAAAACTGTAATGTATATGATGGATAATCAAGAAGCTATCTATCTTGACCCAGAGATTCTTAATACCTCAAATACTGACGACCCAGAAAACTTCAATATGTATGTCAAATTGGCAGACGATGTTATTTTTCATAGAATTTTTGATGGAAAATTGTACCCCCCAAAAGTTCGTTACACCGTTGACGTGCGTCCTAGCTTGAAAAACATCCTCAAAGGATTGACTGACATTTTTTCAGCAGAAAATTTGTCTTACGAGTACATGGACTACGACCTATCTCGGTAATATTTACTGAATACATTACAGATTATGACTAAGAATTTTGACTATCTAGGAAACACTTTTCAACTTCAACTACTCAACCAATTAATCTTAGATAAAGAATTCGCCCAGTCGATTATTGATGTTTTAGAACCATCTTACTTTGATAACAAGTATTTCAAACTTGTTATTCAAATGATAAGAGAGTACTACACAAAGTATCAGTCTACGCCAACTTATGATACTCTTGACCAAATAGCTAAAGCAGAGATAAGCCAAGAGCTGGCACTCAAGATTGTTCTTGACACTTTGAAGCAAATTCAAGAAGCACCATTTGAAGGTGGTGTTTTTGTTCAAGAAAAAGCTTTGAAATTTTGTAAGCAGCAAGAACTTCAAAAAGCTATGGACAAGGCTCAAAAGATTATCACCAATGGTGATTTTGAGTCTTATGACCAAGTGGAAGGAATGGTTCGAGAAGCACTTCAAGTAGGTGAGAGAGAAACTGGAGTATTGGATGTATTCACTGGTTTGGATGATGTTCTGAACGATGATTACAGACATCCAATTCCCATGGGTATCGATGGCATTGACAGACTGTTAAAGGGCGGTTTAGCGAAAGGTGAGATTGGAGTTGTACTTGCACCAACTGGCGTTGGTAAGACAACTTTGATGACCAAAATTGCTAACTCAGCATTTAGCATGGGTTACAATGTGTTACAGATTTTCTTCGAGGATAACCCAAAAATTATCCAACGAAAACATTTCACAATTTGGACGGGAATCGAACCTGATAATCTTTCACTACGAAAGGAAGAAGTTATGGATAAGATTGCTGAAATTCAGAATACGATGCCCAACAAACTGATATTGAAAAAGCTTCCGTCAGATACGATGACTATGGCACAAATCAAGAATCAGGTTCGTAAAATGATTGCCGATGGAACCAAAATTGACATGATTACCCTTGATTACATCGATTGTGTTGTTCCAGAGAACACCAAAAATGATGAATGGAAAGCTGAAGGTTCTGTTATGAGACACTTTGAAGCAATGTGTCATGAACTTGGAATTGCCGGTTGGACAGCCACACAAGGTAACCGTTCATCAATTTCTTCTGAGGTAGTAACTACTGACCAAATGGGTGGTTCAATCAAGAAAGCTCAAGTAGGTCACGTAATCATTTCGGTTGCAAAAACTCTGCAGCAGAAAGAAATGAAACTTGCTACAATAGCAATCACCAAATCCCGTCTTGGACAAGATGGTGTTGTATTTGAAAACTGTAAGTTTGACAATGAGTTGTTGATTATTGATACTGAATCTTCTGTGACCTTCTTAGGTTTTGAAGAACAGCAGGAACAACGCAAAAGTGATAGGGTCAAAGAGCTTATGGAAAAACGCAAGCTTAGAGAACAAACAAATAGTCCGATTTAATTTAGCCATTAAAACTCAAATCTAAAACAAATGAATACAACTGATATTGTTAGTTCAAGTGAACCCCGTTTTGTTATCAAACGCAGTGGTGATAAAGTCCCTTTCGAAGAGGACAAAATAAAAAATGCTATAATTAAAGCAATGCAATCAGTCGGTAAGGTAGACCCTGAAATGGCTGAGAAGATTGCTAGGATTACTAAGAAGGGTATTTTCAGAAATAATAAGATTGGAGTACCACATGTTGATGAAATTCATGACATGGTGGAAAACAAGTTAATGGACAATGGTTTGAATGACGTGGCTAAAGAGTATATTATCTATCGCTCAAAGCACCAACCAAATATTTTCATGAAGAGAATTAACCTTAAGCCCTACGAATATCCAGCACTTGTAGAATACGTTGATGCTATTCGTCATTCATATTGGGTTCACACTGAGTTCAATTTCACTTCTGATATCCAGGATTTCATGGTGCATCTGAATGAAAAAGAGAAGATGGCAGTACAACGTGCAATGCTTGCAATCTCACAAATCGAGATTGCGGTAAAAACTTTCTGGGGTGATATCTACAAGAGATTACCCAAACCAGAAATCGGAAGTGTTGGTGCAACCTTTGCAGAATCTGAAGTGCGACATGCTGATGCATACTCACACCTACTACAGTTGTTGGGATTGAATGGAGAATTTGAAAACTTACTTGAAGTTCCTGCAATCCGTAGACGAATCAAATATTTGGAAAAATCTATCTCCGGCTCAAAGGCTGTGGAAAACCAAGATTACTTTGAATCAGTTGTATTGTTTTCAATGTTTGTTGAAAACGTTTCACTCTTCTCGCAATTCCTGGTAATTATGTCTTTTAACAAACATAAGAATGTGTTGAAAGGTATTAGTAACGCAGTTGAGGCAACTTCAAAGGAAGAGAATATTCACGCTGAGTTTGGTTTTGACCTGGTTAATCTAATCAAAAAAGAAAACCCAAACTGGTGGACACCAGAATTAGTTGAAGATTTGATTCAAGCAACCAAAGAAGCTTTTGAAGCTGAATCAGAAATCGTTGAATGGATTTTTGAAAAGGGTGATTTGGATTTCCTTTCAAAAGCACAAACAATTGAATTCATCAAACACCGTTTTAACGTTTCTTTGAATTCGATTGACATTGAGAATGTTTTTGAAGTCAACGAGAAACTCTTGGAAACTACCGAATGGTTTGATGATGAAATTCTCACAACAAAACACACTGACTTTTTTAACAAGCGTAGTATTAATTACAGTAAAAAATCAAAATCTATTACGCTTAACGATTTATTTTAATTTAAAAACAACGACAATAACAATATGGAAAATAGAGAACCTTTTGACTGGATTAATGATGAGTCAATTACATTCCTCCGACGAGGATATTTGAGTGAGGGTGAGCAACCCTTAGAACGAATAAGAACAATCGCTGAACATGCTGAAAAGATTTTGGGGATTGATGGATTTGCTGATAAATTCTACGACTACATGGGTAAAGGATGGTATTCACTGTCTTCTCCTGTGTGGGCAAACTTTGGAAAAAAGCGTGGATTACCTGTAAGTTGTTTCGGTTCAAATATTGGCGACAACATTGAGTCAATTCTTTACACTCAAGCTGAAGTCGGTGAGATGAGTAAAATGGGGGGTGGAACATCCGGTTATTTTGGAAACATTCGTGGTAGAGGTGCTGAAATTACAGATAATGGTCACGCACCTGGCTCTGTACACTTCATGAATTTGTTTCAAAGTGTTGTTGATAACATTTCACAAGGTTCAACTCGTCGTGGACGATTCTCCCCTTACCTTCCAGTTGAACACCCAGACATCATGGAGTTTTTGGAAATTGGTACCGAAGGTTTTCCTATCCAAGATTTGACCCATGCTGTAACGGTATCTGACCAATTCATGGAAGAAATGATTGCTGGAGACAAAAAGAAACGAGCTATTTGGGCTAAAGTAATTCAACGTAGAGGTGAAATTGGTTATCCATACATTATGTTCTCTGATACAATGAACAACAAGGCACCAGAGGTCTATCAAGAAAAAGGGATGAAGATTTATAACTCAAATCTTTGTTCGGAGATTGCACTTCACAACTCAGAAGAAGAATCTTTTGTTTGTGTTCTATCTTCAATGAATGTTTTGCACTACGACGAGTGGAAAGATACTGATGCGGTTGAAATGATGATTTATTTCTTGGATGCTGTTGTTACTGAATTTATTGAAAAAATTGATGCTATTAGAAATAGTGGTACAATTGAAGGACAACGTGCATTCTTTTATCTAGAAAAAGCATACAACTTTGCAAAGAGACAACGTGCTCTTGGTTTGGGAGTTTTGGGATGGCATTCATTGCTGCAATCCAAAGGGTTACCATTTGATTGTCGTGATACTGCTAGATTGAATGTCGAAGTATTCAAACTCATCAAAGAAAAATCGTACAAGGCATCTGCTGAACTTGCACAGATGTTTGGTGAACCTGAAACTTTGGTTGGTTATGGTCGTAGAAATGTTACTTTGAATGCAATCGCACCAACAACTTCATCAGCGTTCATTCTTGGACAAGTTTCACAATCAATCGAACCTATTTGGTCAAATTGTTATGTGAAGGACGTTGCTAAACTAAAAGTGACCATCAAAAATCCTGTGTTGAAAAACCTTCTCGCTAGTATGGGAAAAGACACCAAGACAACTTGGGACAGTATCAAAAAGAATGATGGTTCAGTTCAGCACTTGGAATTCTTGACTGATGAACAAAAAGAGGTCTTCAGAACTTTTGCTGAAGTAAACCAATCAGCAATTATCAATCAAGCGGCTATCCGACAAGATTTTATTGACCAGGCTCAATCCTTGAACCTTATGGTTTCTCCGGATATGCCTACAAAAGACGTTAATAAGCTTTTGGTAGATGCATGGCAGTTGGGAGTTAAAACTCTTTATTACCAACATTCAATGAACTCAGCTCAAGCATTTGCTAGAAAGAAATTGAATGTAAATGACTTGCACTGCGCATCATGTGAGGCATAAATAAAGGTTTAATACCTTAATGAATGAAAAACCCAACAAAGAACTTGTTGGGTTTTTTCATTTCTTATAAAAATTTTCAAGGTATATTTATGTGATATGGCAGATGGTGTTACATATGGTTTAGCGTTTCCCTTTGAAAACTCCAATAAAGGAGATTATCTATTATTGACAGAAACGCAATTTGCACAAATAAGAAGTGACCTAATTCACTTGTTACTAACAAGAAAAGGTTCTCGATACTATCTCCCAACATTTGGCACTAGGTTATATGAATTTCTATTTGAACCTTTTGACGGTTTAACCTTTGATGCTATTGAAGCAGACATAAGAGATTCGGTTCAACAATTTATGCCAAACTTACTTATAAACAATATTACAATTGAACCTGCAGACCCTTCTGAAGAAGTTCCACTTGCAAGAGGTGAAAGTATTCCAGGACAAGCGAAGGATAATGTTTTCCGTGTTCCTGGAAAAGGGACATCGGAGTATACAGCAAAAGTTAAAATTGATTATGCTGTAGATAATAACACTTTCGCACAAAGTGATTTTGTTATCTTGAATATTTAACAATATATGGCTACAAACAGAATATCCTACACTGCTAGGGATTACGAAAGCATCAGAGTTGAATTACAAAACTATGTAAGAACATACTATCCTGAATTGATTCAGGATTTCAACGATGCTTCAGTATTTTCTGTTTTTCTTGATTTGAACGCTGCAATTGCGGACAACCTACATTACAATATCGACAGAAGTATTCAGGAAACAGTCCTGCAATATGCCCAGCAAAGGTCCTCAATATACAATATAGCCAGAACATACGGTCTTAAAGTTCCCGGACAAAGACCTTCAGTTGCTTTAGTTGATTATTCAATTACTGTTCCTGCTTTTGGGGACAAGGAAGATGAAAGATACTTAGGTATTCTCACTCGTGGTTCACAGGTTTTTGGTGCTGGTATTGCATTTGAAAACCAAAACGATGTTGATTTTGCTTCCCCATATAACAGTTCGGGATTTCCAAACAGAACAAAAATTCCTAACTTCGATGCTAACGGAAACTTAATTAACTATACAATAACCAAAAGAGAATTGGTTGTTAATGGTATAACAAAAGTTTTCAAAAGAGTTATCAATCCAGCCGACGTTAGACCTTTCTACGAATTGTTTCTTCCTGAGAAAAACGTTTTGGGGATAACAAGTGTACTTCTGAAATCGGGAACTAACTATACCAACGTACCAACAGCATCAGAATTTATTGGTTTAGAAAATAGATGGTTAGAGGTTGATGCTTTAGCCGAAGATAGAGTTTTCATTGAAGACCCAACAAAAGTCTCTGACCAGCCAGGAATTAAAGTAGGAAGATACGTTCAAACAAACAGTCGTTTCATTACGGAATTTACTCCAGAAGGATTTTTGAAAATGACTTTTGGTGGAGGTACAACTTCAGCTCAAGATAGTTTGAATGCTTTCACAAATCTGGGGGTTCCAGTTAACATCCAATCGTTGAGTAATAACTTCTCGCTAGGGTCGACACTAGCACCAAACTCAACACTATTTGTACAATACAGAATAGGTGGGGGATTAGCTACAAACATAGGGACAAACGTTATTAACCAAGTTGGTACTGTATCATTCTTTGTTAATGGACCTTCACAAACCATTAACTCTGCTGTAATCAACTCACTAAGGTGTAATAACCCAACGGCAGCCATAGGTGGTTCAAATGTTCCCACAACCGAAGAAGTTAGAAACTATGTTAGTTTTAACTTTTCAGCTCAAAAAAGAGCCGTTACAGTTAATGATTATGAGTCTTTACTTCGCAACATGCCAAGTCAATTTGGTGCACCAGCAAAAGTGTCAATTACAGAAAACAACAACAAAATCCTAATCAATTTACTATCTTTTGACACCTCAGGTAAATTGACAAACATTGTATCAAATACCCTAAAACAAAACGTTGCAAATTACCTCTCTAACTATCGAATGATTAACGATTACATTCAGGTAACCACCGCGAACGTGATTGACCTTGGGGTTGAAATTTCAGTTGTTCTTGATGCCACCCAAAATTCTGGTCAAGTTGTTTCTGAGATTGTTAACCGAGTGTCTGAATATTTTAATCCAATCGGAAGAGAGTTAGGGCAGAACGTATATTTGTCGCAACTAAGAAGTATTGTTCAGAATCAAATAGGGGTTATTACGGTAACTGATATTGTAATTTCAAATAAAGTGGGGGGTCAGTATTCCGGAGCTGAAACATCAATGGCTTATTCAGACCCAGAATTGAAAATTATTGCTCCTGTTGATGATACAATCTTTGCTGAGCCAGACCAAATCTACCAAGTTAGATATCCTCAAAAAGATATTGTAGTAAGAGTTAAGAATTTACAGAACGTATCTTTTACTTAACATCTTTATTTAATTTTCATACCGGGTATATTTTGATTAGGAAAGTGTTTTTGAAAAAAAACACCATAAATATTTATCATTAAAACCTTGAATGGGACAGTCCTTGAGAATAAACACTAGTGTTGGTATAGATAAAAACATTTCATTCCAATTAGACCAAGATTTCGAGTTTCTTGAAATCCTATCTCTTCAAATATTTCAAAATGATATTTACCCAAGAGATTGTGCTGATTTCGGAGTTGTTGTTGGTAGAGTTGTTGCAAACGGTGGACTTGGAATACCAAACGCAAAAGTATCGATTTTTGTTCCAATCACAGAGGCTGATGCCCTGAACGACAGAATAGTTCAGTTATATCCTTATACACAACCTAACGATAAAAATGATGATGGATACAGGTTCAACTTGTTACCATATCTACAATCCTATTCAACACATGCTGCAACCGGAACTTTCCCTTCAAGAGAGGATGTTCTTAAAGACCCCGTTGTAGTCGATATCTACGACAAATATTATAAGTTTACCGTAAAAACCAATGATAGCGGAGACTTTATGATTCTAGGTGTCCCTGTTGGACAGCAAACAATTGTTATGGATTTGGACTTGAGTGATATTGGAGAGTTTTCTTTAACACCTCAAGATTTAATTAGAATTGGTTTAGCGACAGAAGCACAAGTTGCAGGAAGCACATTCAGAACTTCAACTGACCTAGACTCACTTCCACAAATTATTCACATTGAAAAGGTTTTTGAAGTTGCTCCATTCTGGGGTGAGCCCACAATTTGCCAATCGTCAATAAGCAGAATCGATTTTGATTTAAGAGATGAAGCGAACATTGACATCCAACCTACGGCAGTGTTCATGGGTTCAATTTATTCTACTGGTGACGAGTTTAAAATAGCAGCACCACTTGGTTTTGGTGATGAACCACCTTCTTTGCTGACTGCCGGATGTAAGCCAAAAGATAATATGGGTAATCTTTGTGATTTGACTACTGGTCCAGGGCAACTTTTAGCTGTAAGACAAACAATAGTCCAAGATGACCAAGGGAGACCAATTCTTGAAGAATACCGTTTAGAAAATTCTGGCAATGTCATTGATGAAAATGGTACTTGGTTGGTAGAGGTTCCAATGAACATGGACTACTTAACCACAAACGAAGAAGGTCAAAGAATTTTTTCAAGAGACCCTCGGGTTGGTATACCAACAAAAAGTAAATACCGATTCAAAGTTAAGTGGCAACAAGCACCAACAGATACAGAACCGGTTAAGAGAGCTTATTATTTATTACCTAATGTTAGGGAGTGGGGTTGGAGGACGTCAGTTATTGACCCAAACTATGATAACTCATTGAATACAAGCCGAGAACTTGCTAGTTCATATTATTTTGGTCTTGATTGGACGGGATATACTGATGCAGAATCTGCGACAGTTTCAAATCAAAAGTTGCAGGCTGCAATAAATTGTCAAGACACCTTTTATGAGTTTGAGTATAATAAAGTTTATACCCCTGCTGGTTTAATTGACCAATATAAAAGAGGTATCAATAGAGGTCGATTTATTGGTATCAAGGAAATTGGGAATAGTGATTGTGAAACCACGGTAAATAAGTTTCCTGTAAATGATGGTGTAAAAAACTTCAGTACAAACTTTTTCTTGTTTGCTATATTGATGCAATTCATTCAATTAATTTTCCCTATAATTTTGATTATTTATCACGTTTTAGGATTTGTTGTTAATTCGTTTATAGTTCCTCTAATTCAACTTGTTGTAAGGTTTCAGAATATTGTTGCTTATGCTTTGTTAGTCATTGGTGGTGCTCTAGCTATTTTTGGTGGAGCTGGAATACCTTTAATTGTTGCTGGTGTTAGTTTGCTATTAGGGGGGCAATCCTTAAGTAATCTTTTACAAAGATTTGTTCAATTTTTGAGATTTGGACCTTTAAGACTCCCAATGATAACGTATCCTGAGTGTCAGAATTGTGATTGTGCAACCCCAAGTTTGGATGGTGGTGGTGACTCAACACCAAACTCATTATTAACACCATTAACACAGAGTGGTTTATATTTTGAAGCGTTTGAAGATTATTCCGGTTTACCACCTCAGAAAAATGGAGATGATGGAGAGCCAAGTGATGCAAACGTTTCGGTTTTATCTTTAATTTTTTCGGAATCAATTGGAACAAGAATATCAGACAATAAAAAATTAGGGCAAAATAATTCAACTGATTCACAAATTTCCAGATTACCAGACACATTAAATATTTTTAGGGTTCCAAAGAAGGTGTTTTCAATATCTCCGGACATCCCAATGGCCCAGAGAATTAATATTTTTAATACCAGAAAAAAGTATTTTGATGGGGTAAACAGAATTAGTGTAAGTTTCGATAATCCAAATAATTTAACAACACAACACTTTGATAATACGTTAACAATTTTAACTCAATCACCCCTTACTGCTGGCACACTTTTAACTTGTGTGGGTATAGACAAAACTGAGGATGTAAATTTCCTTTATTCGGGAAATACTGCTTTTGGTGGTATCAGTGGAACTACTCTTCTTCCAGGTGCTGGAACTGTGACGGTAAACTATGCAACAAGCCAAACCGCAAATGCGAGTAAAACTTACTTTTTGAACACGGGTTCTACAATTGATAATTATAAGTTTCCGGCAGATTTAGAATATTATCAAGTACTTACAGCAATCACCGTAAGTGACGCATTTGCAATATCAAGTGGGGGCTTCATGAATATTTTAGATTCAAATACACAAATTGAGTGGGCGGTTAAAGATTTAGGAAATTGGGTTGGTCAAACATCTTTAACGGTTAAAACCAGAGATTTTTATGATGGATTTGACAATCAATATATTTTAATTCTTCAAAGAGGCGTTGACCCATATTCACCCCTCTACACTAACCGATATGGTATTGGAAGTTTATTTGGATTATCAAACACAAATTCATTAACTTTTACTGCACAAACAAGACTTAACATTCCCATACAGGCTCTACCTGCTAATGGAATTTCAGTTCAAAACCACACCAGTCAAAACAACATCTTCTATTCATCGTATTTCTTTGAAGCAACTAATGACTTCACTGCTTTTACAACAAGCAATGTTGGTTATTACAGTGCTATTGATGGAAATAGAAACTATTCAATTTACAATAATCCAACCGTAGGTCCAATTAACACTCCTCTTATTACAACAGGCCAGATGGGATGGGTTTCAAACTATTTGAACACACCTACAAATAGTTCCGTTGAAATTGTTGTTTCTAAACCAACAAACGATGCTTTCAGTACTACACCTAACCAAGCAAAATATGATGCGACAGAAGACTTGTCTGGAGCTGATTTTTTTTGGATGAATGTTTATAATGAAGATGATGAATTCCAAGAAAACCCCTCTAATTCAAACAGCGTTTATTACAGTTTCTCATTATTACCCACTGTTGATGCTCCAAATACAAAACTCAATATTACTAATAAATCAAGAAACGTATTAAGAACCGACAGATTACCGTCGTCCGATTTCTTGGATGGTAATGCTTGGAATTCAGTTGTTCCTGTTTTACAAATGAACCGTGGATTTACCATGTATATTCTTGATACCGGTGGTGAAAGTATTGCGATAACAACTTATGGTTCTGGGGCAAGTATAGTTGGCAATGATATTGAAGACCTTCCAGGGGCATTGGATATCACTGAAACTTTTTCTTGTGAAAATATGGTGAGTCTTGATTGTTATTCTAATGTCGGTAATACTTTAGTGGTTGATAGCAATTGTGTTGAGGAAGACAGAATTGAGCGTGGGTGTTTTGTTTTTGCTAAGCGTCCACTTATAAGAACATTACCAGGAGATTTAGTAGCATTTACTGAGTGGGGTCTAAGATACAGATTTTTATACGCATTGTGTCAAGGGGTGGTTTCGCAAACATTTACAAATAACTGGGTGAATGGAAGTTTGTACACGTTCCCTTTTGCTGTAAGAACACTTTATGGTGCTAATAATCAAATTTCTAAAAGAGTTTTTTGTAAAGACCTCATTTATTATAATGAAGACAGCAATAATTTTTACTATAGAAGCAGTCCATACAGCCCAACAAGCGACAGCTTTGTTGGAAAATTAAATAATCCACTTACTGGTTCTTTAAACGATTATAGTTTGAAAACTCCAGCAACTATCATGAACCTAGGGCCTAAAACAGCAATTTTCAAAGAGCTTACTTTGAATCCATCGGATGATGGTTTTGTTATGGATGTTCTCACTCCAACAAGTTATGGAGACACAAGTGATTTGTTAAACTTGTTTGTGATTACAAGAATGACAAATGCTTCCTATCTCAGATTCTTACTTCAGTATTATCCAGGTGTTGCAGGAACTAACTTAGCAATTAACAGTTTATTTTCTAGACCACTTTTAAGACTTGATGGGGATATTACTCAAATGCTTTCAATTAATTCTGAATTCGGGGTTATAAAATTCAGTTCACAAAGTTATCAGGATGACCCTAATGACCCTAATAATCCGATTTACATCGCAAGAAATCCGAACGGATTTTCGGTAATGGGTATTTTCTATTCATCGACTACTGAAGATTTACAATACAAGGATTACTTATCACCAGGAAGAATAAATTTCAGACCAACACCTTCTTCAAATGCTTTTCCTTATTATTATGATTTGAAATCACAAAGAGTTCCTTTTTATCGTTGGAGAAGAGATGATGTTGCAAAGTTGTGGAGCAGCATAAACGTCGTACTCAACTTAGGAAACCAAGTTGGAATATTCGGAACTCAAAGTAATGACTGGGCAACAGACAACTCTGACATTTTTAGCAAGAATTATCAAGCACAAGATAGAACAAACCCATCGCAACCATCTTACTTTTTGGGTTCAAATTCACAACTAAACGACATTGATGCTAGGGGATATATTTTTAATGTTGATGCAAATGGAAATTACTCAACAACAGCAGGAAACTATCCAGATGTTTTTGCGGTAGGTGCGCCAAACCATTTTTACTTTGGTTTAATAAAAGGAGGGACTTCATTAGATAGGTTCAAATCAAAGTACTTAGCAGATGAATAGATTTGAAATAATCCCCTCAAGACTTAGTTTTAAGTCCGCACCGATTGTTGACCAACAGGTTAGTATTGATTTGAATCAAACGCAAAAGGAGTTGACCCAGTATGTTAGAAACAACTCATTATCCCTTGAACAATTGTATCAGGATGAACGTCAAGCTTCATCAAGATTTAGACCGAGCTTCAAGGTTCAGTATTTGTATGATAACACTTTGACTGGCACCACAGGGTACAATCCATTCAAGAATAATTTGTATTATGTTGACCCAATACAATCAAAGTTAAGTGGTGTTTGGAAAGGATTTCCGCAATTTTATGAGTTTGATTTTTTTAGAACAAGAATAGATGATGGGCATTTTGATTATCAACCTGTAAGTGCCTATACCTACAATTGGACTTACTACTTGACTTATGCTGCAGAAAATGACTATACCAAACCCATGGAAGCCACGTATCAAAATACTACGATTAATTGGATTTCTGGGGATGGAATTCCTTTTATAATGTTTAAGTCCATCCAGGGAGGTGCAAACATAATCTCATTCCAATGTTTAATGCCGCACAATTTGACAATCGACAATTTTGTCGAATTGTCATTTTCATATGACGAGGAAAATATATTTGGAATTTATTCATTTGGCGATTCCAACTTTGATAGTTCAAATTTCATATTCAATATTTTAGATATTGGTTATACTGGAACAACATTTACCGACGGTGCAACAGGAACATTCAAAAGAGTACTAGACCCAAACAACTTAGCGGAAACTCGCTCAAAATATTATGTCAGAAAAAATAGAATTGTTTACAACGAAAATGATATTATAACAACAAAAACTGGGTTTGAATTAAATTCTTTTCCTAACGAGAAAAAATTGGAGTACAGTTCAATAACTCCGAATGATGTAACCAGGATTTCTCAAAAAACAAGTTCATTGACATATAACTTCACCCTTGCAAAAGACTTGGTGTTAAGTGCTACAACCGATAATCATAATCGTCCGGTTGGTGAAGTCTTTTTATCAATAGTTAACAAGGGATATAGTGGATACTTCAACAAAGCAAATAATGGTGTTGGTTTGAAACAGGGTTGGGTATTCAATATAACCAATCAAGTGGATTCTTGGTGGAGCGAACTCAATCAGGATTCATATACCAACATACCAGTAGATTCGTACACTTTAACAAATGGAACTACAGAAACTTTCTATTATAACAGAGTGCTGAACCCTGGAGATTTAATTGATGGTGATTTTTGTGAGTGGAATGATTATACGCAATTCGAACTTGTGGTTTCTAGATATGTTCAAAAAATTCAGTTTAATCAGGAAGTTTTTACTACTGAAACAACACCGTCATATAATTCTTTGGGCTATTACTACTTACCCCACAATTCAATGGTGCTTAGGATATTCTCGGACTACATCGAAACATCCCCAGCAAACCAAGTTGATGGTATTCCATCTTGGGCATATTTCTCTGAACAAGACCAACAGTTCCGTTGGAGAGAACCATACTTTTATGGTGAATTTGATGAACTTGACAGGGGAACAAACTTTCCATATTTAAACCGAGCACACTATCCTTTTTCCAACCAAATCTTTCGTTTAATTCCTGAGGGAAGTAATTATCAAGAGGTGCTGGGTGGATTTGATATTCCTGTTCAGCCAATCATTGATGACTGTGAATAAGTACGATATAAGATTAGGGATAAATAATGCGGACAAAGTTCTGCAAATACCCGTCATGCTTGATTGGGAATTGCTCAATACTGAAAACGAAGTTGATAAACTTGAAGCACAAATTAACCAGGACATTGCTGGATTAGGAATTGATTTTGAAACAACAAGATTTTCACATTCAGCCTATACCTATACACCCCCCTCTTTAAGTATAATCCAACCAACCCCTACATTAAGAACAAGTGTCAATTATGAATTCAACTTTTTCTCTGGGGGTACTTTAAATGGGTCTACTTCAACGGCCAACTGGATACCCAACTACAACGCTCAAGGATTTTCTTACGATGAAATTTATTACTACACCAGAGGATTTACCAATAGCTTCTTCAAGTTGGACTTTTACGATTCACCTCAGCAAGCGGCTCAACAAAATTATTTGACGATTATTATCCCAACAACACAAGGGGAACAGATGCCAGTTGACATGCAGGGGCTTGATGTTTTAATTAACAAGCCGGTATATTCTTTGGATTTTGTTGGTGATACAGATGGTTTCTTTGTTTACTGGTTAAAATCCAGGGAGTACATCAACATCGACCAGTTCTATGTAAGCTGCAAGTTTTATAATGCAAAAACGGGTCAGTTTGTTCGAATGATTAATAGACCTCAGAGTCTTCAAAATATTAACACCTTTACTGTTAATAACTTATACAATTTCTACTACATCTACAAGTTGGATTATCCAAGTGAAAAGTATGTGGTATTTGACTTGCCAACCTTTGAGAGAGTAGGTACAACAACTCCCATAAAATGGTATGAATATGTAGGACCTAATGGCTGATTATAAGTTTGTTGTTGGACCAGGTAATATAAGCTCTGACTTAACAACTGTTGATGTAAGTGGAACTAGCGTTGGGGTATATTCATCCATGACGCAAGTTCTAAGTGGGGGAACAAATGGTGATTCTATTTTAACAGGATTAAGCGTTTGTATTATGCTAACGGAGACCACCATCGATTTGGGATATTATTCGCCATTTGATGGTGCTGCAGAGCAGAAAGATGTGGTTACAAACTTTATTTTTACTTCATCAACCAACTCACCATATGTTTATACGGTTTTCAATTCTTCTGACAAAGCAGCTAACTACCTTGCTCTTGCCAGCTATACGATAAACTGGGGGGATAATACTCCAGATGAAATATTTTTGGGGGATACTTTGTCCCACACCTACCCAACAATACCATCAGGATATACCATTACGATGAAACAGACAACACCTTTTGGTGTTAATGACGTGTCCAAAATAGTAACGTTACCTTTTACAAATGCGGTAATTTATAACCCGTTGGGTCGTGCCTTCTTCACACCTCTTGGTGGAAGCTGGGCAAACACACCAATAAGTTATGATTACATATTCTCGGGTGATGCTGTGAACACAGTAGAAAGCGAGGTTTCTTCTGGATATACCCAGGTTCCATTTGTTGTTTCTGGAAACTCTAGCTCAAGAATTACGGAACTGGCTTTGTATGGGCCTGTTACATATCAAGTTGGGGTTCCTGTTTTTGTGGGGGGATTGCCCTATGGAGTTATCACGGATATGAATCCGGTGTTCACTGCATACACAATTCAAGATACAAATTATTATGACTATTCGGATGGAACAAGTATCTATTTCCAAAATAGTGATGGTTTTACAAGCGACATGCTAACTGCGGTTCCAATCACAAAAGACGAGTTGTTGCTCAAAATACAAGACCAACCTCAAATCGTTACAGATGTTTATGTTGAAAGGGGTAAAAATACTGTGTACCAGCAGATTCAAAGATTAGGTGAGGTGTCTACCCTTTCCGGATTAATAAACTATGGTTATGGATACTACACCATAGAAAATAAGGGATAAACTATTTATAAAAATAAGAAACTTCAAGGATGGCAATCGGAACCTACGGAACAATTAGACCAGCGGATGTATCGCCGGAGGATGTAGAAATCATCCTAAATTATACACCATCAAGGGATGAGACTGCAGATTTTGTGCTAACTACCCTTGACGCACCAAGTGTGCTTAGACCTTACTTTAACAACGCAGCCACTGGTGGAAATGCGAATGTTGAGGTTTTGGGTGGCTTATACAACCTAACACTTCCTGCTGATGTGTTCAATCAGGTGGGAATTTACACAATGATGCTCCGACCTGCGCAGATTAGAACATCAATTACCGATTGTGGTGTCCTATCAGCTTTGCCAAACGTTAAAGGTATTATTATTGACCTTAACAATGTCCCTTCGCAATTCAGAAACAAGTTTGCACCGCAGGGACTTATTGGATTTAGAGTTGAATATTTGAATCCAGATGGTTCGAAGATTCCAAACTTCTTTAGAATTGTAACTTCGAACTTCTATTGTGAGCCAGTGGTTGTGAACCAAGTAAACACAACACAGAAAGCTATTAGATATCGTTACGTGGAAGGGGTGACAAACCTTATGTTCTGTACTTTGTCTCCTTCGTCATCTCCGACGAATAAGCCCAACGCAACACCATTTATCGGTCAACCAGGACAAAGTATTGTTATGACAAACACTTACTTTAATCCGGTTACCATTGAGATTGATATGGTTGAATACGATATCTCTTCACTTGCAATTGCCCTTTACGGAAATCAGACCAAGAGTGTTGACGATGGTATCTACACAATCTACGACAGTGATAATAACATTTACAAGCAGTACAACTTGTTTGAAATCCGTGACCAGTTCAATGCTCTTCTATACGAGGTTCGTCAGGATAGAGGTGCTAATATTGATTTTACTAAAAACTTCACAACAATAGTTAGCTAATGGCGGTAAATAGTACGAAGTTTTTCTACCCACCTACCCCGGGAAATGGGGCTGGAACCTTTGATGATATTGTTGGATTTCAAATCGTCGAGGGTGGCGGTCTAACTTCTGCTGTTTTTGATTTTACCACAACAGTTACCGAGAAGGTAAACAGGACTTTCTCTATTGGAACATTCTCGAATCCAATTTCACTTGAGGATTTGGATGTAAACTCCCTGGAGGAAAGCAGAAGAATTCTGCAGACCCAGTTTAGAGTTTACCCAAATTATGATGTTTCCCAAGTTCTTAACTTTTCTTTATATGGTTCTCTAGCAAAAAGGTTGAGTGTGTCTGTTACACATATCATCAATTATTTTCCTGCTGGTGTTGATGTAAGAAGAGTAATGCCAGATTTTACAACTGGACAAACAGCAACAGGAATTACCTATAATGCCGTAGAACAAGAAACAACTTTCACAGTTCCAGTATCTCAAGCTTATAACCCATTCATGATTGAGTTCTCTCAGAGTGCTACAACAGCTATGATGGTAAGAGAATTGGAGACTTCTCAATACAGAAATTTGACAAGAAGTTACCTTAATTACGTTCTGGATTATAATGGAGAAACTTATATCGTTGTTGATTTCGAACCTTCTGTCAGCCAATCATCAGGAAACTTAATTTTCACTGTGTCTGGTGCACCATTTGGTAACGCAACAAGTTCTACTACTGAAGATTTTATTATCAGACCTAGCAACTACATCGTTGACAAAGTATTTCAGGAAGATTTTGACGAGGTTGAGCAGTTTTTGATGAACCGCTTAATACAACCTGAATACACAGCCAATTTCCAAGTACCACAACAAAACCAAGCTGGTCAGTTCTACACATCCTATGTTCAAGTTACATTCCCTAAGGATGGTGATTGGAATCTAGATATTACTTCATTCAGATTTGACAACTACCTTGCAAGATTGGGGGATGTTGCGGGTGAGCTTGACACCTACAAAACAAATTTGATTTCGAGATTTTTGGTTACAGCATCAATCAAAGA